CTAAAATCTTCACACCCAGCTCCTGCTACACTACATGCTATGTCGTGGGAAGGAGACTATTCACCTAGAAACTATAGACGTGTCTAAATACATTCACCCACTAACAATAGAGGCTGCCTTGAAGGTGGCCTTTAATTTACGTCCAGAAGACCGTAGAGAGATCGAAGAAGGTCACGGGCTAGATCCTATCGAACACCTAACTTTGTGCGTACACGAAGGCTTAGGGGTGTGGTTCGAGGTGCCTAACGGCAAGACTGCTGGTATGGCTGGAGTCGGACCTGATGGAGCTATATGGATGTTGTGCACACCTGCCATTCATGAGTATCCTGTCACCTTCGCAAGAGAAGCAAAGCGTTTCGTTGAGAGTAGAACCGAACCGCTGTTATGGAACATTGTTGATAAACGCAACATTGTTCATCTAAAACTACTCAAATTTTTAGGTTTTAAATTCTTAAGAGAAATTAAGTATGGACCTAATAACTTGTCCTTTATAGAGTTCTGTCGTGTGTACAAATCCTCATAAGCATACAGCTAAAATAGAAAAACACAAAAGAGATTACCGCTTCCAAGCTGAAGAAAATAAGTATCGAGGTAAGGAAGCTAGTTGGAAGATGGGTCAAAACAGAAATGTTATTGGCTTATCTAGAGATAGATCAGATGTTTATAGTAAAAAATTAGATATTATTGGTAAGGGTAGACAGCTTCAACAAGAATCAGAGAAAGAATATGCTGTCTTAGGCTCCACTGTTAGAGCTGCTGAAGGCGGTACATCTACAACTGCTGGTAGAAATGATTACTTAAAATTATTAGCTAAGACTGCACAGATTGAAAACAAGATAGATAATGTATTAGGTAGACAAAGTGCAAGTGCTATGCAAGGTATAGATAGAAAGTATCAAAATCAAGTAGTAAAGAATAGACAGAAGCTAGGATTACCAGGTCAGTATGGACCAGCTGTGTTTGAACGTCAGCAGAGTCCGTGGGAAAGAATACAACCTGTAGTTAGTGCTGTTAGCTCAGTAACTGGTATTGCTACTGGTATGGGTTGGCAACCATTTGGATAAACTATGACTAATTCATTTAACCCCTCGCTAGGTGTAGACACTAGCAAAACAAACTATCTGCAAACTGAAGTCGATATGACTGAAGCTACTAATAAGCAGATAGATGAAAACGTAAAGTTAGTAGATAAGCATTTTGATCAGCTCATCAAGATGCATAATGATTCCATCAAAGCTAATCAAAAAGGATGGAAAGAACTAGCACAGTTCACAACAGCAGGTGTAAAGTTTGCTAAGTGGGCTAGAGATAAAGCTGATGCTAAAGCTGCCTTAGATAACTACTATGATGAAGATAAAGTTAAGAGTAGAATCTTAAATGAAGCTGAATTAGATGTTAATGAAGCTGAACTAGATGAACAGAAAAGAATTAACTATACAGCTGCTGGTGAAATAGAAGCATTAGATCCAGAATTAGCTAATGCTTTAAAAGAAACGGGTATTAATAGAGCACAAAAGATAGAACTACTTGGTATAGCTTTTGGGCAATCAGGTAGTTTTTTTGAGAAAGCTCAAGATTTAGTACAAGCTGAAGTAGAACCAGGAGTATATAAAACTTGGAATCAACCAGGTGGTCTTACAGCTTTAGAGAGATCTATTGTATCAAAAGAAATAGATGAAGTCTTTATAACTCAATTAGTAAACTCAGGTATAAATAGACGCTTAATAGATAAGTACTTACTTAAACCAATGCTTAAACAGCATGAAGCACGTTTACTTACAGCAAATGCTGAATCTATTAAAGCTGATAAGGAACAAAAAGTACAATTCCGTAATACAGAATTCGCTACTAAGTTTACCAATGCAGCTACTTCTTCTGACGATCCTGCATCAGCAGGTGCTGTTATAGAAGATTATTTAAAAGATTTTGCTGGCTATCATGCTGCTTCATCTGGTATGAAAGATAAAGGATTCTTTCTAGCTAAACAAGAACTACAAGGATTTATATTATCTGGATTACAGAGTGGTGAAATAGATCCAGATAATGCTGAAGGAGCTTTAGGTTTCTTATTATCACCTAATGACGGTGGTAAACCTAGATCAATTGAGGAGTATTTACCTCAATTTGCTAGACCTATTAAAAAAGCTATTAATCAAGCTAGAAATGATAAAGCTAAAGAAGCTGAAGAATCAAATAAATTAGCTATTAAAAATAAAGTTAATCCAGTATTAGATGAATGGAGAAGTAGAGATCAACCTCCTACTGAAGAAGAGATACAAGAATTCAGTTTAGAGATTGCTAATGAATTTGGAGAAGTTCCAGATAATCTAAAGAACTTCTGGAGTCAACAAGATATAGATGATGCTGATCTTGTATTTGATCTAGAAAGAAGATGGGTTAATGGTGAAGAAATTAGATTAGAAGATCTAGATGGTATATCAGATGCGACTACTAAAGCTGCTTGGATGACAAAAGTTAATTCAGGTGGTATGTCTCAGACTGATACAACTAGAAGAGATAGATTTATTAAGGGTTTAACTCTTGAAAGACTATGGGATGAGAATGCAGATAAAACTACATCTAATCCTATGTATAGTTCTATTATAGATCAGTCTACTGATTACTTTACTGGTGTATATAGAAAGGAAAGATCACTAGGTCAACCTCATGAAACTGCTATCGGTTTAGCTCAACAAGAAACACAAGCTAAGATAAATGATGGTTCCTTCGATGTCAGACCTATATACTCACGTAATGAGAATAGAGCTAATAACATTAACTCAGCTAGAAATGCTATTATAAAAGATAACTCTGTTATTCATAGTGAAAGTCTATGGCCTGGAGAAGAAGCTGAATTAAAAGCAGCTTTAAAATATGTTAATACTGGTAGAGGAGATATTCCAGAATACTATAGGAGTTTCCCATTTATTAACCTTACACCATATGAGTTAATGCAGACTAGATTAGCAGCTACTGGTATGATTAAACCTAGTGAAGTTAAATCTATTCCAGAACGTGAGTTAGATCCAGAACAACAAGATTTACTATTAAATAAACCATCAGCTGCTAGAACTTATAGAGCTTTATTAAATGAGCATGGTGTAGAAAATTTAGAGCAATTAGTAGAAATAACTGAATTTACTTCTGTTGAAGAATTACTTAGAGCATTAAGATCTAATTCACAACGTAATAACCAAACAGCAGGTTGG